CTTTAGGTACCGATAGGAAATTATATTTATATACTGATGGGTCAATCATTGACATTACCCCTTTAAGAGAAACACAAGCCTTAACTAATCCTTTTACAACTAATGGAAGTACAACAGTCACAGTAACTGATTCAAATCATGGAGCTAAAAAAGGAGACTTTGTAACATTTGACTCTTTTTCAGCAATTGACGGTTTAGACATGAACAACGAGTTTGAGGTAATTACAGTTCCTTCTGCAAATACTTTTACGGTAACTCACACAGGCACAGCCTCTGGATCTACGTCAGGTGGTGGAGGTTCAGGTAATGCTAAATATCAAATTAATGTTGGTCCTGCTAATTCTACTTACGGTTATGGGTGGGGAACATCTACTTGGGGGACTAGCACTTGGAATACAGCTAGATCCTCTTCTAATGTTGTACTAGATTCGAGAAGTTGGTCATTAGATAATTTTGGTGAAGACCTAATTGCTACCGTTTTAAATGGTGGTACTTTTATTTGGGACACTTCTTCTGGTACATCTAACAGAGCCACTGCATTATCAAACGCGCCAACTGCATCACGTTTTAATTTAGTATCTACTGATACAAGACACTTGCTTTTATTTGGAACAGAAACAACGGTGGGGGATACTTCAACTCAAGATGATTTACTTTTTAGATTTTCTGATAGAGAAGATGCAACAGATTATACACCAGTAGCTACAAACGAAGCTGGATCACTTAGAATTACAGACGGCTCTAAAATTATGGGCGCTGTTAAATCAGCTGGTCAACTGCTTGTTTGGACAGATACGTCTATGCATGGTATTCAATTTGTAGGAACACCTTTTACTTTTGGTCTTAGACAATTAGGTGCTAACTGTGGATTAATAGCACAACACGCAGCTATTGAGGTAAGTGGTAGATCATATTGGATGTCTGATGACGCTTTTTATATGTTTGATGGTGTTGTCAAAAAAATGCCATGTTCTGTTCAAGATTATGTTTTTGATGATTTAAGTTATGTTAATAGAACAGAAATAGCATGTGGTATAAATACGGCTTTTAATGAAATTATTTGGTATTATCCTTCAAGTACTTCTACACAGATAGACAGAGCTGTTGCTTATAATTATTTAGAAAATACTTGGTATACTTTAAATTTACCACGAACAACGTGGCTCGGTGCTTATGTTTATGAAAATCCTATTGCTACAGAATATAGCACATCTCTTACCTCAAACGTTTCTACAATTTTAGGAGTAACAGCAGGAGCTTCTTATATTTATGAACATGAATCTGGCAATAATCAAGCAGACGGCACAGCTATTTCTGCTTTTTTAACTACAGGATCTATTGAGATTGCGGACGGTGATGAGCTTATGTCTGTAAGTAAATTAGTACCTGATTTTGATAATTTAACTAATAATATGACAGCTACTTTGACTTTAGAACAATATCCACAATCTGCAGCTAACGTAACTACGACAGGCACTATAAGTAGCACAACTGAAAAAATTAATGTAAGAGGAAGAGGAAGAGCGGTTAAAATTAAATATGAGACAAACACTGTTAATGATACAGCTTGGAGACTTGGATCAACAAAATTACAACTTAGACCAGACGGAAGAAGATAATGGCAAAAATTAATATTACTAGATTACCTAACGCTACACCAGAGTATGACCAAAATCAGTTTGATCAAATGATACAATTACTTGAACAAATTGTTTTTTTATTAAATTCAAATTATCAACAAGATTTAAAAGAAGACGCACAACAGGAGGCATTTTTCCTTGGCTAATACATTTAAAAGTAACATGTTAGACGTTACAACAACTGGTCTAACCACTTTCATAACTGTTCCAACAGCTGACGCTGGAGCATCTCCACCAGTTCCTCCTACAACATTTGTTGTTAAATCTATTTTAGTTTGTAATGATTCAGCTAATACCACTCTTCTTGATATAGAAGTTTTAAGGTCATCAGCTACTTTTGAAATATTTAAAGAGAAAAGCCTTGCCACAAAAACAACAACAGAATTATTAGAACAGCCATTAGTTTTACAAGAAAGTGATGTTATGAAAGTACAAGCTAACGCAGCAAATCAAGTTCATATAACAGCAAGTTATATGCAAGTAACGAAAGGACAGTTATAAACTTTTGATAGAAAGTATAAAAATTTTACAGCTTCCAACTGAAATTATTGATGAACTAGAGAATTGGAAAAAAGAATGTGATAAAATTAAAAATCACAAATTAAGTGATTTAAAATCTCACGACAACGTAGGTACATCAACAAATTATTATCAAACAAGTGTGCCTGAAAATTTAATTAGTTCTTCTTATTGGCTTGCTTTCACATTACGGTCATGTGCTAAACTATTTTTAGGTAGTCACAGAGATTATTTTATTAGAAAATGGGATGGTCACTTTGATAATTATGATGTTTGGATAAATTATTCTTATAAAGGTAATTATAACCCAAAGCACAAACACAGTGGTTTTTTATCTGGCATTATTTATCTTAACAATCAAGAGGATACAGTTTTTCCAAACAATAATTTTAAGTATAGAGGAGAAAAAGGTGATATGTTGTTATTTCCATCAGACACTCTTCATCAAGTAAATGTTCAAGAAAAAGATTATGAAAGAGTTACATTTGCTTTTAATATCAATAGGAGAGATATATGAATGATTCAAAACTTAATTTACATTCTTTTTTTATTACCCCCGTGTTTTCATTTCCTTTAGAGGGTTATTTACATTTAAAAGATGAAATAATTGAATTTAAAAAAGAAGATCAAATAGGTGTAAAAGGTAGAAGTACTAATGGAGGCTGGCACAGTAAAGATAATTTACACACACATCCAAGTTTTAGTGAATTAAAAAGTGAAATATTTAATTTTGCTGATGAAGCTTTTGTACATTTAGGAGTACAACAGCATTACTCACCTGAAATAACAGGGATGTGGGGTATTATCAATCCTCCGGGATCTAGTAACAGATTACATAATCACCCTTACAATTTTTTGTCTGGCGTATATTATTTACAAGTTCCAGATGACAGTGGACAAATAATTTTTCATGATCCCAAACTACAAGCGGAGGTTTTATCACCTCCAAAAGTAGAAAATCATAGTATTCACGTAGCTCACAGAGTTAATTTTAAACCACAAAATGGAACTTTATTGTTATTTCCTTCTTATTTAAACCATGAAGTAGAGGAAAATAATTCACAAGACGATAGAATTGTAGTAAGTTTCAATATTCATTTTACAAGGAGATAAAAATGCCAATTGTCGAACCAGCAGAATTATTAGGTCATATTACGACCGAAGATGGAAGAAGAATTCCACACTATAAAGTAAAAACAGAGACTACAATTACACACGTTGATACAGGTGCCGAGTATGAATCAGAAGCTGCGGCTCAAGCTGATGTTGATAATCCAGGAACATCTACAACAGCCGAGAAAATTAGAAGAGATATAAAAGTATTTGCTCCTTCTCTAGCAGACATGTTAGGTGAAACACCTGAATAATTAAGCGCTACAAGACTCACATTCCATATCAGAATCTAAACCAGTCACCATTACTGTTGCATCGGAGTTATGTGGTTTTCCTTGAATTGTATGTATGTGAGAAACTTTTTTATGTTCTATTAATTCTTTTTGTAGTCTTTCGTTGTCTCTTTCCACTGCTAATAGACGTTCGTGATAACGACTCACCTTATCAGCAAGGGTAGCTATAGCCTTCAATACTTCTTGATTTTCCATAATATCTCCTTGATTTATAATTTTGGGTGAGATCTAATTTAAACATGTGTACAGAATATATCAAGCAATCTTTTTATAATTGTTTTCTTGACAGGGAATTCATGTTATGAAAGGGACAGAATTAAAGAAAAAAGAATGATAAAAAATAATTATTTTGCAACGCCTATTTATTGTGAAGAAAAACCAGAATGGCTGCCACATATTAATAACGCTTGTGATCCTTATTTAAAAGAAACAAAAAAAGAATTTGAAAAATTAATCAAAGAAAGAGAAACTGATTACGGTTTTATTTATCATTCTTTAAATATAGCAGGAGATATAAAGCTTAAAGATTTTTGTCAGCACGTTGGACAAAAGTCTGCTGATCTTCTTATGGACATGGGATATAGTTTAGAAGATTACAATTTACATTTTACTGAAATGTGGGTTCAAGAATTTCCAAAAGAAGGTGGAGGAAGACACGCTCCTCATGTTCACCCTAACAATCATGTTTCTGGTTTTTACTTTTTAGAGACAAAAGGATCTTATCCTATTTTTTATGATCCAAGAACAAGATTAGAAACAATTGCTTTACCACAAAAGAACAAAAATATTATTACGAATGCAAGTCCAACAATTAATTTAACAATTAATCCAGGAACTTTAATTATAATCCCTTCTTACATAATGCATGAATATAGTGCTCAAAGAAATGACTCTTTTAAATTTATACATTTTAATATTAAAGCAACAGAAAAAAGATTTATGAAAGGAGTAGAAGATGATTCTTAAAAATTGGAATTGGAATTTTCAAAATTGTTTACCTTTAAATTTTTGTGATCATGTAATTAAATATGCAAAAGAGCAACAATTTATTAGAGGAATGATTGGTAATAAAAAAGACAAAGGTTTTGACGAAGAGGATTTAAATGTAAGAAAATCAGAAATAGTTTGGTTGAATGAACCTTGGATAAATAGGCATTTACATCCTTTTGTTTTTCATGCCAACAGAAATGCAGGTTGGAATTTTGAATATCAAGGACATGAAAATATACAGTTTACAAAATATGTAGATGATGGTCATTACGATTGGCATGCCGACATGGATGTTGAACCTCCTAGTCATGGAATCGTTAGAAAACTATCAATGACTATACCTTTAGTGGATGGTTCAGAATATGAGGGTGGTGATTTTGTTATTAAAAATTCTTTTGGAGAAGAAATAATAATAAAAGAAGCAAGACAAAAAGGTTCTGTAATTGTTTTTCCATCTTTTTTATTACACAAAGTGACTCCTGTAACAGCTGGAACAAGATACTCTTTAGTAATGTGGACCTTGGGTAGGCCATTTAATTAAAATGAAAATTAATAATTTATCTGTTCCTTATGTAATAACTAAATTTAATGATCACAATATAATAAAAGAAACAGTTTTGTTTAATATAGAAACTTCTACTCATGAAAAATTAGAGGCTAATGATCAATACTTTAGTGACAATATTCATAAATTAGATTGGCATAAAAAAAACGACTTTGAAAGGCCATGGGTAAAACAATTTTTACCTTTTTTAAATAAGCAAATTTATATTATGATAAAACCATTAGGTTTTGAAAATTTTAATTTACCTGAGTTATGGTATCAACAATATCTTGAAAATGGAAAACACGGTTGGCATGTTCATGGTGGTAATTACACTGGAGTATATTATTTAGAAATGCCAAAAGAATCTCCTAAAACTCAAATTGTTGATCCCTCTAACATGGATAATATAATTGATTTAAATGTACAAGAAGGAGATTTTGTTATATTTCCTAGCTTTGTTATTCACAGAGCTCCTAAAAACAAATCACACAAAAGAAAAACAATAATTTCTTTCAATGTATATTTTGATAAAATAATTAAAGGTTATGAAAAGGAAAGGACATAAAATGAGTTTTAAAGAAAAAGGTTACGAAGTTTGTAGAGGATCTATATCTAAGGAGTTAGCTAGTTTTTGTTATAGATATTTTTTATTAAAAAAAGATGCGTATTATTACATGAGAAGCAAAGATTACCTTTCTCCTTATGAAACTCTTTTTGGCTTTGACGGTGATCCACAAGCACCAAATGCATATGTTTCATACGCAGATGTTGCTATGGAAACTTTATCTTCTACCATTTTACCTTTTATATCAGAACGTGTTAATTTAGATCTTCACCAACAATATACGTTTGCAAGATGCTATAATTATGGATCTATATTACATAGACATAAAGACAGACCTGAATGTGAAATATCTGCAACTTTAAATTTAGGTGGTGATCCGTGGCCTATTTACATTGATGAAACAGGTGGGACTAATAATAAAGGTATAAGTGTAAACTTAGAACCAGGTGATTTAATGATTTATAGAGGTTGTGAGTTACAACATTGGAGAGAACCTTTTGAAGGGGATAAAGTAGTTCAAGCATTTTTACACTACAATGATAAAAATGGTCCTTATAAAAAATTATGTAGAAGATTTGATGGCAGAGAAATGTTAGGTGTGCCTTTAGACTTACAAGCAGATAGAAAATGAAAAGCTTAATAGACCATATTTTTCCCACAAAAATTTTTATTTTTGATTTTAATCAAGATGAAATTAATAACATAATTAAAGATTTTATTTTAGAGGAAGATAATATGATTACTGTTAATAATCATAATGTTAATAATGGATCATGTGGAAATTATTTTACAGATTTTTATAGTCCTTGTAAAAATCAATCTTATGAAAAATTAATAAATAATGTGAAAGATTATTTTGATAATCAAAGACTTAATTTTAAAATGGTAGAGTATTGGAGCGCTGCTTACATAGATAATGCTATGCATTCAGCTCACGCACATTCAAGTAAAATGCGACCAAACTTTGATAATTGTAATTACTCATCTGTTTTGTGTTTATCTGATTTAGGTGAAACTAGATTTTTATCATCAAATAATTGTTCAGATGATTTGGATTATATATACCCTTCACAAATTGGAAGAATGTTAATATTTCCTAGTAATCTATTTCACGATGCTTTATGTAAAGACAAAGGTATACGAAGAATAATATCAAGTAATTTATCTATTTCAAATGTTTGTTAATACTAGGCTATATCAATATAACAACGTATCTTCGCAGTGCGTTTATATTTTTGATAATTTTTTAGAACCTGATTATCAGAATCTTATTTTAAATAAAACTCTTGAATTAACTAAAACAGATTATTTAGAAAGAAAAACAAATGTACAAGCAAATGTAACAGAGGTAAATGAACTTTTGCATCATGAAGAGTACACTAAATTAAAAGATAAAATAGCATCATATCTTAACACAATAATAACTCTTAGATTTCCTCATTGGGGACAACAAAGAAAACTATACCCAAAAAATATGTGGGGCATGCAGCACTTTAAAGGAGATCACACTAGAAAACATTGTCATGGTAATGATAGCTGGTCTGGTGCTTATTATGCTAGATGTCCTGATCAAACAAAAATTTATTTTTTAGATGTCGAAAGCAGTGAAGTTATAAGAGAAAATAGTTTGTATATTTTTCCAGGCACATTTCAACACCTTACCGATGTTCATACGTCAGATATATCTAGAGTTGGAGTTGCTTTTAATTTTAATGTTGAATGGTTACAACCTGAAGGTCATGCTTTTAATAGGAGTAAAGATAATGGATAAAATAAAATTTTCAGAGAAATTTTTAGTTACTGATAGAATTTCTCCAACTTTAAAAAAAACATTAGATAAAAAATTAATGATAAAAGAAATAACTAGAGCTTGGAAAAACAATGAAAGAGTTAATAATGAGGATTTTTATACAGAATATTATTACACAAGACTTCAATTTATGAAATATTATAAATGGATAGGTGAGTATGCAGCAGATCATTATTATCAAAAATACGATCACAAAATTTTATTTGCTGGTTACTCTGCTATTGTACTACGACCCAATGAAAGTTTAACATTTCATAATCATGTTAATGATTGGGACTATCACAATGATTCCTACGATGTTTCTGCTCTATATCCTTTGGTTGTAAAAGAAAACAAAAAACCTACAGACTTACTTTTTTCTTATAATAATGGCAGATTTAAAAGACAAAAATTTAAAATACCACTTCATGAAAACATTTTAACAATGTTTAGTTCACATTTACACCATGCAATTCTTCCTAATCAAACAGGTAAGAACATTATTTTATTATCAATAAAATTTATAAATGCAGACTCCTTATAAAGATATAACAGTAATTGAAAACTTTCTTCCTTTAAATATTCATCAAGAATTACAGCAGATTATTATGGGAAGTAGCTTTCCATGGTTTTTTAATTCAAAGGTTAGTTCTGATTATCAATCTGATTCAATTAATGATTTTATTTTTTTTCATCATCTCTATGCACCTGATGGAATTAAAAGTAATTTTTTTTACAATGTTTTAATGCCTATTTTAGGAAAACTAAATTTTAATTATATTATTAGAAGTAAAATTAATTTGTACACAAGAAAAGAAAAACAACTGCAGCACGATTTTCATATTGATCAAGAGGAAGAACACATGGTTGCTCTTTATTCTGTCAATACCAATAATGGCTCTACAGTTTTTGACAACGGTAAAAGAGTATTATCTACAGCAAATCAAATAATAATTTTTAATGGAAAATTAAATCACGCTAGTTGTGTTCAAACAGATGAACAAACAAGAGTAAATGTAAATATAAATTTTAACTAAATGGATACCCAACTACTTGTGTTTGGATTCCAATACTCTTCCATATTTTCAGGAAAAGTAACATTACCTTCGGAGTCTGTTGTAGGAGTTTTTCTTTCCCATCTTTGATTACTTTCAATCCAATCAATAAACCAAAAATCATCGGGAGCGTAATTAGGACGTGAAACTGGGGGTTCATATACACATTTAGATGTATTTAAAACCCAAGAATTCATTCCAGATGGTCTAGCTTGTATAAAAGCATCTCTTGTTGGATCGTATGTATCTCCAATACCAGGATAATTTTTTCTAAATGGTGTTCCACCAAGAATATGTTGTCCCTCTTTTGTATTATAGGAACACTGTTTCCAAAGTTCCCAACCATGTACCGTTTTTTGATGTTCTATTCCAACAGCTTCTGATTCGTTATTATTTTCATCTAAACAATCAGAATCGTTTACAACTTCAACTGCTAGGACAACGTTAGTATCACTTAATTTTGCAAAATGTGCCATTATGAGCTCACATATCTTATTACAACTATTCCTGATCCACCAGATCCGCCCGGTCCACTAGGAGGGTCAGTAGGACCTCCACCGCCAGCACCGCCGCCTCCGCCGCCGCCACCAGTGTTTCCTGATCCACTAGATCCGCCGCCGCCGTTGTTTGAGCCGCCACTTCCGCCGCCTCCAGAACCGCCGCCGCCTCCGCCCATGCTTCCGCCTGGACCTCTGCCACTACCTCCTCCGCCGCCACCAGCGTAGGTTGTATCTGAAAAAGTTATATTGTTTGGCGAACCGTTACCACCAGAACCGCCACCTCGCATATTACAAGAACCTCCTGGAGGTTGAGGACCTTGACTTCCTGCTTGAGCTGCACCGCCTCCGCCGCCGCCTCCAGCACTAGATCTATGTGTTCCAGGGCCACCATTATTTCCTTGAGGAGGAGATACGGGTGGACTATTCCCTGTTCCTGCAGTTTGACCACCAGAAACAGATCCACCGCCACCAGATCCACCGTTTCCACCGTTTGTAGAAGGTTTATAACCTCCTGTACCACCACCAGCAGATGTAATACTTGAAAAACTTGAGTTTGAACCACTACTTTTTTCGCCACCGCCACCTCCTACAGAAATAGGGTAACCAGTAGCAGAAACGGGTAATCCACCACTTCCGGGAGTAGTTCCAGGATTGTTTGTTCTAAAACCACCAGCTCCGCCACCACCAGCAGCTTGCTGTACGGATTTTCCGCCGCCACCACCACCAGCGACTACTAAGTAATCAACAGTGTTTGAGCCTGCAGCATTTCCAACAGTCTGTACTGTAAAAGTGCCAGGACCAGTAAATGTATGTCTTGTGAAGTTTCCTTGAGTTGAAGAAGATCCACCTTGAGCAGTAATATATGATGCATTTTCAGCACCATAGAAATCACTAATACCTATTGTTCCAGACGTAGGAACGTCTGTATTATTAGGTCCAACCAAAGGACCTCCTCTGTAATATTCACTTAAAGCGTGTGGAGCACTACCACCAAATTCTTGTACTATAGTATTAATACCTATTGTGCCTGAACCAGGAATTGCCATGTGCTATCCTTTCTTTAATTCATTAACTTGATTTTGTAAATCCTTTATAGCTTCAATTAAGACACCAACCATATTAGGATATGCGACACCAAGATACTCTTCTCCGTCTTTCTTCTCAGTTGAGACAATTTCAGGAATAATTTTTTGTACCTCTTGTGCAATCACACCCATGCTCTTGTGTCCATTTTTTTCAAAATTTACACCTCTCATTTGTAAAACTTTATCAAGTGCATTTGGTATAGTTTCAATATTACTTTTTAATCTTTCATCTGAAAAAGCAACAACATCGTCATTAAACGTAGCTTTACCTGCATTAGACATATCAAAAGTACACGCTGTAATACCAGAACCACCATCATTACCTTTTATTAATAAATCACCATCAGATACTTTTGTTTCTATTTCTAAAGTATTAGAAGCATTATTAAAGGCAGCTATTTCAGTGCCTCCACTTTGAAAAGACCAGTTGTTACCAGCAGCATCTAAAATAATATCACCAGCAACATCCAAAGTTAAATCGCCAGATGATAAATCTATTTCTGTGCCGTCAATTGTTATGTTGTCAGCTGTAAAACCTGCATCAGCATTTACTACACCATTGAATACGGCTTTACCTGCATCAGACATATCTAATTGTAATGCTGTAATAGCACCTCCGCCGTCATCACCTTTAAATAAAATATCTTTATCTTGTACAGCTGAAGTAATTACAAAATCACTTGATGAATTTTTTAAATTTGCAACATCAGTGTTACCAATTTTTAAATCAATTTGGTCATCGGTGTCAGCAGTTATAGATGTATCTGCATCAGCGTCTAGTATTAATTCTTGACCTTGAAGGTCTATTGATCCTGCTAAAGAAAAAACATCATACCAGTTTGTGCCGTCTGTTGAAACAAGACGAGTTGTGCCGTTAGCTATTGAAATTGTGTTACCTGAAGATCCTAATCTACAAGTCATTGCGTAAGGACCAGAAGATCCTGAATCAGTCGTTGCGTTAGTAATTAAATAAACTTTTTGAGTAGCTGGGAATTGAGCTATTCTTACTGCACCATGAGCGCCTGTAAGTCTAATATGAGCGTTTCTTGCTTGGTTATTTGCCTGTGATTGTGGCCCATCAGCGTTTGTAAGTGTAGTTACAGCAGCATCACCACATGCAACATTAGTTACTCCAGCTATGGCAAATTCTAGTGATTGTGAAAAATTGTTGTTCGTAATAGTTCCCCAAGTTCCTGAATTTGCACCAGTAGCTTGAAGCTCTATTCTCAAACTTGTTGAATATGTTGAACTCATTTAATCTCCTATATAATTTTTAGTGTTAAAAACAAAGTTTGTCAAAACTTTTATGCAGCTTTGTTGACTTCAGTCCAACTTATTGCGCTGTTTGAGTCATCTACAGCACTCCAGAAAGTGCCTTGTAAATTTCCTGTATTACTTGTAGCAGAAACGCCAGTCACTGTCAAAGTAGAACTTCCAGATATTGTAGGTGATCCAACAGACAAAGTAGAAGACACACTTGGTGCTTCATAGCTAGTTTCTTGTGTTTCTTCACCTAGTGATGAAGTCATACCAAGACCAGTTATTTCAATAGATGTTAAAACAGTGCCAAGCGAAGTAGTTAATTGATTTCCAGTAGGGAAAGCTGTTTTTCCTATAGAAGATTCTGCTGTTCCAACGGAAATATCAAGCTCTGGTTCACTTGCAGCAACAACAGTTACTTGAGAGTCTCCTGAAATAGAGAAAGTTCCTATTGATGAAGTTAAACCAATACCACTAGGTGATAGTATTTGAGTTGTTGTAAGTGATACTGTACCGAGCGAAGAAGTTAAAGCTTGACCAGTTAGTGCTTGAGAAAGACCTGTTGCACCCCATTGTTGATCACCCCAACCAATAGAGGCGCCTGTATTAATATCGTGATCTCTGTTCCAACCTGTTGTTTTTGTAACGGCAGGTGTTTCATCTCCTAAAGAAGATGTCATACCAATTCCAGTTACAGAGATATTTTGATCAGTAGCAACTGTCTCAGTACCTAAAGAAGTTGTTAATTGATTACCTGATGGTGTTGCAATTGCAACACCAGTTGCGACAGCAGTTCCTGTGCTACTTGTTAAAGCTACACTTGGTAAAGTAACATTTGCAGTTCCTGTAACGCTTTCTTCTCCTAAAGAAGAAGTAAGACCAATACCAGTTACGGAAACAGTGTTATTACTATTGCCCCACGCACCATTGCCCCAACCAAAACTTGTAAGATTGGCATCACTGACATTTAATCCTCGGTTCCAACCTTCTCTAATTTGAATAGTCGTACTTGTGGTAGCACTTACTCCCGTAGGAGTAATATCAATGTCTAATACTAAACCAACATCATTAACACTGGATGTGAGGCTAACACCTGTGGCGTCAACAGTACCACCTTGGTTCCAAGCAGCATTGTTCCAGGTTGACCGCCCCCATCCTACAAGTGGGGTAGTCATAATTTATCTCCTATGCTATTCTTAAAATTGCAGCGGTTGCTTCAGCAGCAGGGAACGTAATTGTAAATGTTCCTGAAGTTGAAGATTTTACTCCACCAAAATCTAAGACACAAACAGACGCATTGGTAGTTAAACCAGATACAGTTGAACTATTATAAATAACAGCAGCTTGTGCTGAAATAGTTGCACTTGTAAAAGATAAATCACTAAAGTCACAAACAGCCGTATCTGTAGATAGAGCAGGTGTAACTGAAGTTAATGCCCCTCCACCTTCAGCATAAGTGCCTGATGCACCTACTTCGTCAGTTTGTTGAAATGCAGTTGTTGATTTGCTTAAAGTTGCTTCGCTATCGTATAATGCTAGTTTAAAAGCGTTCCCTGTCGTTGCCGTAAAATTGTGTAGGCCTTTCAGGATCTCCACTTTAAAACTGTTACATACAGCTTGAGTAATTGCCATAATAATCTCCTATGGGTTCCTTGATTCGAGAGGGATACGAATAACGCCGTCCCGAAATTCGTCTCTACGATCACGCCCCATCTCATATGTGGCTAAAGATTGCA